CGTTTGAAGGTAACATTCAGGCAGGTTACAACTCGCAGTCTGGCAACTCACAAAGCTCGACGCTGCTGGCCAACAGCAGCATGACCTGGTTCAACAGCGATGCCGCCTACAGCCTGTGGGGAGCCGCCAACAACACCACCTCCTCTAACGTGCGCTCGTCTGAAAAGTATCAGGCCGGAGGTCGTACTCGTTATAACCTGTCCGATCGCAACTACCTGTTCGGTCAGGCAAGTTGGCTTAGCGACCGCTTCAACGGTTACGACTCCCGTTCCACGCTGACCGGCGGTTATGGTCGCCAAATCCTAAACGGGCCGCTCAGCGACCTGCGAGTTGAATTTGGTCCAGGCGTACGTCACGATGAATATCATGGCGGTGGTCGCTCCACCAAAGCGCTGGCTTACGGCGCAGCCAACTATTCGTATCAGCTGACCGACAATACCAAGTTCTCCGAAGGAGTTTCCGCACTGGCTAACGAAGAAACCACCTTGAACTCCGAAACCGCGCTAAGCGTCGCGATTAACGAAAGGTTCGCACTGCGTCTGGCTTATAACGTGACTTACAACAGCAAGCCGCCAGCCTCAGCGCCGAAGAACACCGACACCACGACGTCCATCAGCCTGGTATACGGCCTGTAATCTTTTCGCCCTGTACCGCTGACGCCATCAAGCCCATCATCGATGGGCTTTTTTTATGCCTGAGGTGTCAGAGTCAACCAGACCATGCCCAAGGCTTTCAGTGCATCGGTGGAACACTGGAAGTCAGCATTTCCCCCGCTGACCTGTACCTGATTGCCCGGCAAACGCGCAATATCATAGACGTCGATATTGCCATCGATATCGATCAGCCAACGGCCATTGGCAATGTGCGTCACAGCCAAATCCACCAGCCAGGATAACCGGCCGCCGTCAACGTAAGCCGGTTGCGCTACCCCTGCCGGGATCAGCGAGCTGTCCGCCAGCCATTCTCCCGAATCTTTCAACTGCCCGGCGACGAGCCGGTATTTCGGCAACGCCCGCCCGCCAGTAGGTACCTCCACCGCCGAGCCGCCACTGCCCATTTCCCCCTGCCCGGTCGCCAGCCACAACAGAGATACTCCAGTATCCAGAGCGCAGGTCACCACGATATCTCCCGGGAAATAATTACGACGAACCCAGGTGCTCATGGTGCCCGACGAAATACCCAGTAAATCTCCCAGCTCTTTCTGCAGACTGAAACCATAGGCGTCGAGGATGCGACGCAGCACACCTTTACCGCCAGAAGCCAGAACCCGATCGTAAAGCGCTTTTCCCTGCGCGGGTTGAATCGGTTTACGTTCACTTTTTGCTTTTGCAAGCTCTCCGGTCATAAGCCAGGCCAAATCAGCGCCCGTAGCCAGCGCGCAGCTGATGATCACATAGCCGGGCACGCTGCCACGCTGCTGCCAACTGCTGATGTTGTTAGGGGCTATCCCCAGGATTTCACTCAGCTCTTTCTGCGTGCCAACACCATAAGATGAAAGGATCCTTTCAATCACTGCGCCTACTGAGGCGTTATCGTTCACAGTCTCTTCACGCATATCATCACCGATTAAAATCAAAATTTGCATTTACAAGTCGCATTTTGCGATCTAAAGTGCCGCATGAATGTTTCACAAACGGCTTAAATGTCACTTTAGTTAAGATGATGCGACATGATTGATGAAAATGCAAACATCGCGGTAGTCCAATAGCAAGTTACTGCTGCCATTGGTTCACGATAAGCAGGCACACTGCTCACACAGTGATGACGATCCAAACCGATATTCGCCTCGCTTTTGCAAGCCCATTGATCACTTAGCATCCAGGGAGGTTGCCATGCTGTTGGCGAATGAAGAGCAACGGGCTATCGGCCTACGGCGTATCGCTGAAATCCGCCGCACGCTATTCGCCCAATATAAAAATCAGGCCGAGGAGATCTACAACACGGCACCGCTGCATCTACGCCACACGCTCTGCTTTCATGCAGGCCTGACCGAGCGTCACGTGATGTTGCAGTTCCACGAGATGAGTTATCCCCAGCGACAGAAAATTGTTGCTGCACTCAATGCATTCATTGAACTGGGCAAATCACTACCGCGCTATATCAGCGAAGAAGATTGCCTGCTGAATCAGAAAAAATAGCCGTTCTGCAACTTCTGGCGTGCAACCCGCCGGATGCCGTTCGGCCCAAATTTACCCTATCTGGAGAAAACACCATGGCTGATACCATCGATATGGCGCAAGAACGCCAGGCCTTGATGCTCGAAAAGCAGATCGCGCACGCCAGGCCCGTAGTCACCCAAGCCTCAGCGCAGTTTTGCATAGACTGTGATGGGGCGATCCCGGAGGTACGACGCCGCGCTATTCCCGGCGTAAGCCGCTGCGTCGCCTGCCAGGAGTTCGCAGAAGCTCAGCAACGTCACTTTATCCGGCGCTAAGACGATGCCGGCTCCCCCCGACCTTATTGGCCCCCCGCCTTCGCCCTTGTTTGAAGGTGTCTATCCCTGGAATGCTCCGCGGCCAGCCATTGGTCGCGAACCCACGCTTAACCGCGATCGGCTACGCCAGTGGCAGGCCTCGCTGCGCCGCATCAATACCCTGCCTTATTATTTGCGCATAAAGTTTACCGAGCGCCACCAACTTCTGTTGCGTCAGCAAGGCGCGCAGGCTGCCTGGCACTATCTGGTTCGGGTTTTCGACCGCCGTATATGGCCACGGATCCAGCAAGTGAACCATAAATTTGGCCAAAATCACCAAGCCTCAATGCACTTTGGCAATGAAGCCGACAGCTATAGCGCTTTGCCAACGTTGGGCGACAAGGCGCTGGAACAATTGGCCAAACGGATCGCCGGTCAGTTACTGGCACTTTATCAAGGCGAGTGCGACAGCCTACTGACCAGGCATGCAGGAGACTCCTCTGTCCTGCTGCGGGACGAAATTCAATCGCAGCTGTATGGCCAGATTGCCGGCATGGCGCGCGCTTTTAATATTCAGCCCATGCATTGGCACTGTTATCGCAAAGGGTTGCTGGACAGCCATCGCGCGGTAGCGGCGCTGTCCAGACTGACCAACGATCGTTGGTGGCTGCGGCGCCTGAAGATGCAACGTATGCAGTGGCGCGAAGCGCTGCTGATCGCCATTGGCAACGTCAGCCGCAACACTTCCCCCTATGCCAGCCGCCAGGCCATTCGTGACGTGAAGGCACGCCGTCAGTCAAATCAGGATTATCTTCGCCGCTGCGATTTGGAAAATACCCTTACCGGTGAACGTATCGATCTGATGGAGAAAGTGCTGGGCAGTATTGCCAACCCGGCGATCCGCCGTATGGAGCTAATGAATACCCTCGCAGGCATTGAAACCTACGCCGCGCGCAGCACCCATATCGGGCTGTTTGTCACCCTGACGACTCCCGCACGTTTTCACCCCACTCGCACCCTAGGTGGCCACGGTAAGGCGCGCTTCAATCACCGCTGGGATCGTGAAGACTTCACCCCAAAAGACGGCCAACGCTACCTGGTGAAGCAATGGAGCAAAATGCGCACCGCATTTAAGGATCGTCAACTCCAGGTCTACGGTATCCGGGTGGTGGAACCACACCACGACGGTACGCCGCATTGGCACCTGATGCTGTTTACTCCCCATCATCACCGTCAACCGGTGATCGACATTCTGCTCCGTTATGCACTGCAGCAGGATACCGGGGAACCCGGTGCGCAAGAGAATCGTCTCCAGTATAAGCACCTGAATCGAGGAGGGGCGACAGCTTACATGGCCAAATACATTGCCAAGAATCTCGATGGCTATGCGCTGGAGGAAGAACTCGATCATGAGACCGGTACCCCGCTGAGTGAAACTGCCAATGCCGTCAGCGCCTGGGCCAGCACCTGGCGTATTCCGCAGTTTCATCCTTTTGGTTTACCCAGCATGGGCGCATACCGCGAGTGTCGTCGCATTCGTGGGCAAAGCCTGACGCAGCAGTTCGATGAGCGAACCGAAGCCGTACGCGCCGCCGCCGATACTGGCGACTTCTCCGGTTATATCGATGCCCAGGGCGGTGCCAACGTGCCCCGCAGCCGGCAATGGGTACGTGTAGCGCGTGATGATTCGCCCACACTGAACAACTATGACGAACGGGTGCAAAAAGTGGTCGGTATTTATGCTCCTCATCTGGGTTCCGAACGGGTATACCGGACAAGGACGCTGCAATGGCGCATCGTCGCCAAAAACAGCGAATCTGCGACACCTTGGAGTTCTGTCAATAACTGTGGATCCCCCCCATTTAATGCCCCAAAACCGGCGCCCTCCGCACGTCTGACTCCAGCACAACAGCAGTATTGCCTGACGATTGCCCGCGATCTTCGACAGACAGGTATCGATCCTCAGCGCTGGCAGCTGGAAGTATTAGCAAGAGGAGGGAAAATCAGCTTTGGCGGTCAACTTGTACAATTTCCGCTAATCAATGACTGGGCCAATTTTTACTGCACAAATGATAAATCCAATCATTGACGCCTTTAGCGTTTTGCTTAATACTGTATAAATAAACAGTATACTTAAGAGAGGGCAAGAACAGTGGAAATTATGGATAAACAACAGCTAACACTGTCCCGCATCCAGTTCATCGCCGATGTTTCGCAGGCTGCGCAGTGCAATGCCGCCGAATTTCTGATCGCCATGTCGCTGATTTCGGATCTGGCCGGCCAGGTGCTGCCAGACAATGATTATCAAGAAATATTTTACCCGGCCGACGGACAAGACTCTCGTTAAACCAGTCCCTGCTTACGCTAAACCCCCTTTTCCAACACCCGCCGGCGGCGGGTGTTTTCGTTTCTGCATTCGGCATTTTCTCCCTTCGGTTGTGCCAGCCCATCCACAACCCCATCGCGTTGCCGACGTCTGCCTGCTACGGGAAACTGGCGTATATCCAGGGCCTCCGCGCCTACCGCATTTTCCCCCACGCAGGAGCGTAATGATGAAAATTTATGCACAACAAGGCGACACCATCGACGCGATTTGCTGGCGCTATTACGGCAGCACTCAGCGTCTGGTGGAGCAGGTCTATCTCGCTAATCGCGATCTGGCCGACGCAGGCCCGCTACTCCCCCACGGTCATCCGGTCGAACTGCCGGATCTGCCGGCGGCCGCTCAACGAGAAACCGTCAAACTGTGGGACTAAGCGATGGAGAAACTTACCTCAACGCTTGCCTACCTCACGGCGGCCTGCCTGGCCTGGATGGGGCGACATTCCACACAGGACATTGCCCTCCTGGTCGGCGCTGCGGTCGGTGTCGGTACTTTCGCAGTGAATTGGTACTACCGGCGTAAAAGTTACCAGCTGTTGAAATCGTTAAAAAAAAACGGTTTGAAACGCGGAGTCTACGATGAGCTCACTCGCTAAACGCTGCAGCGTGGCGGCTATTCTGGCCCTCGCCACCCTGCTGCCGCAGTTCAATAGCCTGCACACCTCTGAGCAGGGATTGCGCCTGATTGCCGATTTCGAAGGCTGCCGGCTCGCCCCCTATCAGTGCAGTGCCGGAGTCTGGACCAACGGTATCGGCCATACCGCCGGTGTGAAAGCCGGTTCCGTCATCAACGAACGTCAGGCAGCGGCCAACCTGATCGAGGATGTCCGCACCGTCGAACGAGGGATAGCCCGCTGCATGGCGGTAGATATGCCTCAGCCGGTTTACGACGCAGTCAGTGCCTTTGCCTTCAACGTTGGCGTCAACGCTGCCTGCAATTCCACATTGGCCACCTTTATCAAACGCCAGCAATGGCAGGCAGCTTGCGATCAGCTACCGCGCTGGATCTATGTCAACGGCGTTAAAAGCCAGGGGCTGGAACGCCGTCGCACTGCCGAACGTGCGCTGTGCCTGCAAGGTGTCCAGCGCTGACCGCAGTTGCTTCGACTCAACCATTCAAGGAGAGACATCATGTTAAAACCCGAGCAGTTGCGTACTGCGCTGACCACCGCTCTGTCAGACCTGCAGACGCACCCCGATAAGCTGCACATCAGCCTGGATAACGGCCGCGTGGTCTCGACATTAGGCCCTTCGCTGTCATTCGAATACCAATACCAGCTCAATCTGACACTGAGCGACCAGGCAGCCGAAGACCTGGTGATGGTCACTGTCTTGGCCTGGCTGCGCAGTCACCAGCCCGACATTCTCGCCAACCCGGATAAACGTAAAAGCGGTTTTGCCTTTAAACGCGACGTCAGCGCTGCCGGCCAGCTAGATCTTCAACTGCAATTGACCGAACGCATTCAGGTGGAACAACGCGATGGCGCTCTGCATATCACTCCTCTGGCCGAGCCGCCAGAGCCGGAGAACGTTATTCGCTTCACCCGCGTTTACCTGCACGGTGAGCTGATCAGCCAATTTCAGCAGCCATAAACTGACCCGAGGGACGGCTTCTGTTGTGCTGGCGTCAGCTAAACGCCGCCGCGTTGTCGCCCCCCTTACACGGCGGCATTCTTAACAGATGAACACAGACAACTTCGATATTCAGCGCCTGGTGCGCAACCTGATACGCATCGGCACCATCAGCGAGATCGACCTCGAACGCGGGCGCTGTCGCGTTGCCACCGGTGGCAACCTCACCGACTGGCTTAACTGGCTAACCGGCCGAGCCGGTGATGCTCGTTACTGGTGGGCGCCCAGCGTAGGTGAACAGGTGCTGGTGCTGTCGCTGGGAGGCGAGCTCGACACCGCCTTCGTGCTACCCGGCATTTTTTCCGATGCCCATCCCGCGCCGTCAACCTCGGCTCAGGCGGCACACATCACCTTCCCTGACGGCGCGGTGATCGAATACGAACCGGCAGAGGGGGCACTGAAAGCCACGGGTATCAAAAGCGCCACCATTGAAGCCACAGAGCAGGTAAGCGTTACTGCACCGGCCATCACCTGTCGTGCAACGAGCAAAATCACGCTGGATGCCCCCGAAGTGGAATGCACCCAGCTATTAACTACCGGCACCATCGCCATCCGGCAGGGCGGCTCGATGACCGGCGATCTCAACCACTCCGGCGGCAGCATCAGTTCTAACGGCGTGGTGGTACATACCCACACCCACGGCGGCGTGCAAAACGGCGGAGGCCAAACGGATAAACCAGCATGAATAACGCGAAATATCTCGGCATGAACCGCGGCTCCGGTCGCACGATCACCGATCTTGACCATATCCGCCAGTCGGTGAGCGACATTTTAATCACCCCGATCGGCTCACGCATCATGCGCCGCAATTACGGTTCGCTGCTGTCCGAGCTGCTGGATCAGCCGCAAAACGACGTGCTGCGGCTGCAGATTATGGCCGCCTGCTACAGCGCGCTGCTGCAGTGGGAGCCGCGTATTCAACTAAGCGGCATCACCTTTAACACCACCATCGACGGAAAAATGGTGGTCGACATTACCGGCAACCGTACCGATACGCCGGATACTTTTTCTCTTTCTGTTTCTGTGAGCTGACACCATGGCAACCATTGACCTGAGCTTATTACCCGCCCCCACGGTGGTGGATCCCCTCGACTACGAGTCGCTGCTGGCCGATCGCAAGGCCACGCTGATTTCCCTTTACCCGGAAGAACAGCGTGAAGCCATTGCACGCACACTGACGCTGGAGTCGGAACCGATCGTCAAACTGCTGCAGGAAAACGCATACCGCGAACTGATCCTGCGCCAGCGCATCAATGAGGCCGCTCAGGCGGTGATGCTCGGCTATGCCGGCGGTAGCGATCTCGATCAGCTTGGCGGTAACTTCCAGGTTGAACGCCTGGTGGTCCAGCAGCCTGACAATACGGTCATTCCGCCGGTGGCGGCGATTATGGAGTCCGACAGCGATTTCCGTGTGCGCATCCAGCAGGCATTCGAAGGTCTGAGCGTTGCCGGCTCCAGCGGCTCCTACGAATACCACGGCCGCTCCGCCGATGGCCGGGTAGCCGATGTTTCTGCCACCAGCCCCAGCCCGGCCAACGTACTGATTTCGGTACTCTCACGTGAGGGTGATGGTACCGCCAGCGCCGAGCTGGTGGCTATTGTCGATAAAGCGCTGAACGATGAAGACGTGCGCCCGGTGGCGGATCGGGTCACCGTCCGCTCCGCCACTATCGTCAATTACAATATCAATGCGTTGCTCTACCTCTACCCTGGTCCGGAAGCCGAACCGATCCGCCGCGCTGCCGAAGCCAAGCTGAAAAGCTATATCAGCGCGCAACACCGCCTGGGCCGTGATATCCGTCTGTCGGCGATTTATGCCGCTCTGCATGCCGAAGGGGTGCAACGGGTGGAACTGAAAAGCCCGCAGGCCGATATCGTGCTGGATAAAACCCAGGCGTCGTACTGTGCCAGCTATCTTCTGACGGTAGGAGGCTCCGATGAGTAACCGCCTGTTGCCGGTAGGCTCTTCACCTCTGGAGGTCGCTGCGGCCGCCGCCTGCGCCAAGCTGGCCACGATGCCGGTACCGCTGCGGGAATTGTGGAATCCGGCCACCTGCCCGGTCAACCTGCTGCCGTACCTGGCCTGGGCGTTTTCGGTCGATCACTGGGATGAGGGTTGGACGGAAGAAACCAAACGCAACGTCGTCTCTTCTGCCTTCTTCGTGCATCGCCATAAAGGCACTATTGGCGCCATCCGCCGCGTGGTGGAGCCGTTGGGCTATCTGATCAAACTGCGTGAATGGTGGGAAACCAACGCGGAACCCGGCACCTTTTCACTGGATATCGGCGTGCTGGAAAATGGCATCACCGAAGAAATGTACCTGGAAATGGAACGGATGATCGCCGACGCCAAGCCGGTCAGCCGCCACTTGACCGGTCTTGCGCTGAACCTGGAGGCCTCAGGCAATATCGAGGTGGCCGGTGGCCATTACGACGCCGAGATAACCACGGTATATCCGGATTATGTCGAGTTCGCCC